TACTGGAACGACCGGTAATACAGGTAGCCAGGGAACTACAGGTTTGCAAGGCACAACCGGAGCAACTGGTGATACGGGTGCCCAGGGTCTTATTGGAACTCAAGGTACTCAAGGCACTCAGGGTATTCAGGGTCTATTTGGCCCGGTTGCCGGATCAGCAAACCAAGTCGTCTACAAAGACGGAAGCAACGTTGCTGCAGGTAGTGCATCACTTACTTATGATGGAACTGACCTAGCCATAAGCAGTGGAAAGATTGCCGTCAACACTCGTGGCGGTGACGAGGGTGGAGAAATCTTCCTAGCCAATGCTGTAACCAATACCACCGTTACTAACGGCGTGACCATCGATGTCTACCAAAACAAACTTCGCTTCTTCGAACAAGGTGGATCGGCCCGCGGCTACTATATTGACATCACCGCAGGTGGGGCTGGAGCAAGTTCTGTCATTGGAGCAGGCGGTGCTCAAGGTACCACTGGTGCTCAAGGTACAACAGGTGCGACAGGTGCTCAGGGTGCGTCAGGGCTTAATGGGGCCCAGGGTCTAACCGGTACTCAGGGTGCGACAGGTACAGCCGGTGCACAAGGTTTAACCGGATCTCAAGGTACTCAGGGTATTCAGGGTCACGACGGCGTTCAGGGGCTAACTGGACTACAAGGAACTACCGGCCTACAGGGTATAACTGGAAATACTGGAGACACCGGAATCCAAGGTACAACAGGAGCAACAGGCCTAACTGGTACTCAAGGTACAACAGGTGCAACCGGCAACACAGGTATCCAAGGAACAACGGGTGCCACCGGTAACACGGGTGCTCAAGGTACAACCGGTGCGACAGGTGCTACTGGTAGCCAAGGAACGACTGGTCTTCAAGGTCTAACTGGTACTCAAGGTATTCAAGGAATTACAGGTCCAGTTGCTGGAACAGCTAACCAAGTTGTCTACAAAAACTCCAGCAACGTAGTATCTGGAAGTGCAAACTTAACCTTCGATGGGTCAGCACTAACCGTAGGTGGAGCATTAGTGGCTCAGTCGCTGAGAGCAGTATTTGCCAGTACAGCTGCTAGAGACTCAGCAATACCTTCTCCAACCGCTGGAATGTTGTGCTATGTATCTGGTGATGGTCAGGTACAACTAAACATCAATAGCACAACTGGTGGTTGGTACCCAATCGCAGGTCAGATGCCGTTCTTTGATGTAATAAAATCTGCTAACCAGACTGGTGTTGTTTCAAGCACGATTACAACAGTTACCTGGCCCACTGCCACCACTAACCGCGGTGGTTTTACTGTAGCGTCTAACCAAGTCACCGTGCCTCTTGCTGGTGTTTATACAATCAACGCATCCGTTGCTTTTGACTCGGCAAACACTGCTGGTAACAACAGGCACACGCTTATATACGTAAACGGTACTGCCGTTACTCGTGACCACGGATACCCTGGTAACACCGTTGACGCCCCCGTTCGAAGTGTTATTAAACTAATCCTAGCTATTAATGACGTTGTAGATGTCAGAGCCTACCAAACTAGCGGTACTAATATGACTATACAATCCAGCAGAACACGTTTCACTATTTCATATGACGGACCATAATGTTTAAAATTATTTATACGCCAACAGGCGACATTAGAAGTGAGCACTCAACCATTGAGAGTGTTAACGCAGCACTGCAAGTTTTTGAAACCACACCGTCAACTCATCGCGTCGAGGAGTTTCCTGACCCGCCAATCGACGAATCAAGCATCATCGAGGAATTAGACTTAGAGTCTACCTAACCCAGAGCATCCCAACGTCTGCGGTTGGCCGTAGCCCCGATCTCTTCCAACCCTCGGTAGTCCACCAGTGTTCTTTTGATCGTCGATCATCTTCTAGATCCAAGTTTTCATCAATTGGGGTCCAGACCTGCTCGGGCTCGAGCAAGTGGTCCTCGATAAACTGCAGACGATATTCTTTATAACCTAAAGAGTGCAAATATAGAAGTTGATCTCTGTGCTGAGCCATTGTTTCTTGAGTCCACTCAAGTGCCAGCTTTCCAGAATACTTAGACATTCCACCAAGCACGGCCCACTCTGCACCTTCAACATCAATCTTGATTAAATCTGGTTGGCCATACTTTTCAATAAGCCAATCAACAGTACAAGTATTAACGGAGATCGTACGAAACTCTTTTCCGTAGTATGGCATACCTGGGTCGGTCAGCCAAGACTTTTCCAATGTGGACAGCCCGTCTTCTACACACTCGTAGAACTCTAGACGTTCACCGTCTTTCGCCCCCGCAGCCAACCTGAGTGGAACAACCTTCGGTTCATAGATAAAGTTACGGATAAGTTCTGCAAATACACGAGGAGCTGGCTCAAGAGCAATTACTTTATATCCGTTCTTAATTCCAGCAATAGTGGCGTCGCCACGGTTAGCCCCGATATCAAACATTAGTTTCATTAGAATCCAACCTCGCTAGGTTACTCGCTATCGCGGCAGCGTACTCCTCATTTACAAATCTATTACTAGATAGCTCTCTCAGCATTTGAAGACTTTCGTCCCTGCGACCGACCCACCAAGCAGCAACAGCCTGTTGAAACTCTAGGGCCCAGTAGTCAGGATAGCCGACGTCTACGGGTAGGTCGAACAACTGACGAGTCCAGCCCAAACCTAGTACAGCAAAAGTGTAGCTTTCTTGCCACGAGCCAGATCGTTCATAGAATTTAGACATAAGAAGGTATGCTTCAGGCCTCTGCGGCATATAGGCGATGGCCTGTAAAATGACATTGCTAACCGTAAGACTACGATCCTTTTGGCCCTCAATACAAATAGATACACGAAGCAGAGCCGCATATGTGACATCAGGATCACTCTTGTATCCATACTCGGCCGCACGTAGATAGAATCCAACAGCGGATGCCGTCTGGCCCAACTTTTCATACTCAACAGCAATTGCTAAGTTCTTTTCTGGGTTGAGCGGATCAGTAGATGCGTCTACAATCAAACGTTCAATGATCTCGTTAGAACTCATAAGTAAGAGCCTCCAAAATCAAATCCTCAACTACAACCTTTGGTGTGCGAAGCACGAAGGCGGCATTGTCTTGCAGCCCAAAACTAATCAAGAGGTCTTCGCCATACTTAGCAGCTCCGGCCACAAACTCAACCCTGGCCTCCAGGAACGTAAATGGCTCTGGCGACAAACCAATAAGGTTAAACTGCTCGTCCCACACAACTAGACGGTGACGATAGATGCCATCTTTCTGGCCAAGGTAGTTTTTGAATAGATCGACTTCGTGAGTAATAGCAATGTAGACATTACCCCACCGGACAACCTGAGAACCTCCGCGTTGGTCCTTTGGTGGAATCAGACCAGGCGTAAGAGATACTTGCTCACAGCGGGCTGGCTCATCTGGCCAGGTACGAACGACTTCGGTTGGCGATGTCCACTTCACAAAGTGGAAAGGCTTGTCGAGTATCGGCATCCAGTTCTTCTCGCAGTACGAAGTGTTGTCGCCAGGAGTAGGAATGCGTAGACGTGAAACTTCTTGTATCTTCCAAGTCTTTTGATTAATCTTAAGTTCGCTGAGCTCCATACGACCTTCACCATGAGTAGTCGTGTCACGTCGAACGCCAATGTTGTAGTACTTACCTTCCCATTGAACTAGGCGGCAATCTTCTAGACCAGTGAACTCCCAGAGCGGTTCAACGTCAAGCTTCGAAGTGTCCACAACGCCATGCCCAATCATGGAAAGATTGGAGTCAAGTTTGCAGATGTAGTTAGTCGTGCGAAGTGCTTGATCTTGCTCTGGATGTAGATAAGAAAGCGGACCCCAGCGGCTAGGAAACATCTGGTCGTTTTCAGAGTGATAAAGCGTGTAGTTGACGTGGCGTAGGTTTACAAAGATTTCGTTCTTATCATTGACAAAAACAGAGGGGTTCATTAGACCAGTGCCCGAAGTCAATCCCTCGGAAATAACTAGTGGTGCTAACTTCCCACCAAAAGACACAGACTTTTCAACAAAAGTTCTATATGTCATTTACTTTTTCTTTGACTTTTTAGGAGGAACTACCTCCGAATTTAACTCCAACTCGGAAATATAACGTCCACTAAAGATGTACTCGCCAGCATGGTCTACTGCAATCCAAGGGGCAGCATAAACATCTCCGCCAATCTCACGCCACTTGCGACAAAAGTGGTAGTCCTCAGAAAGTAGGATACCTTCTGGAGTGATGCTTGTAGCAAAGTACTCGGTAACCATGTTGTTAAAATCAAACTGAGCATTGGACCCATTAAGAGCATACTTAGGGCAGTGCGGTTCCATCTTTTCAAACACTTCTCGACGAATTGCCATGAGACCAGTAGCCACTTCAGTTACAGGAACTGGTTCTGATACAGTAACTTCCTTGACTCCAGGTAGCATATTCATTGCAAAGATTCCAGAGTAACGAGTCAAATCATTTTTACCAGCCAACGCGGCTTTTCTAATGTTTTCCCAGTTAAAGTTTTTCATCGGGTAGACACCACCAATGACGTCCTTGCCAGTATCTAGCATTTTAACTACATCCGAGGCGTTAAAGCCCTCATCTGCATCCACGAACAGCAAGATATCCGCATCGCTAATCATAAACTCATAAACAAGATTATTGCGAGCACGAGTAATTAAGCTCTCATTATAAATCTTAGAGAACGAGACCTGGTCCCCCCGCTGAGCAAGTTGAAAGGTCAGTGCAAGAATACTGTCGACATAGATGCCTTTACAGTTTCCACCATACATAGGGGTTGCAATTCTTACGTGCATCAATTCTCAATCTAGAAAAGAGTAACAGGGGGCTGGATTGCTCCAACCCCCCGGTGTTTTAGTTCTCTCCCGAAACACGCTTTTATTTTACTATAAAATGATGTCTTTTGCGAAGCGTGTCGCGGTTGTCCAGTCTACTTCCGTGTTTTGAACTACACGCGGGATCTGGCTACGGTTGTTAATAACAGCACGTGAACCTTGACCAACAATTGATAGACCACGGTCTGACAATTTACGCTGGAATGCAATTTGCGTCATAGGACGCTCACCACGCTCATCAGACCACATTCGGTAGATCGTATAAAGGTGCTTGACCAGCATAGAAGTTCCAGCAGCTTCTTTAGTTTCCTCGTCTAGGAATAGACCAATACGGTCTTCGTTCTTGCGGTAGATGTCCGCAGATTCACGAACTGCCGAACACCAACCGAGCGGGTCACGAGCACCAGAGCTTAGGTACTTGATAGCACCCTCAACTGCCCAAGCAAGCACGGCTGGGAGCCCGCCCTCAGGATCGACTAGGTATGCCTTTAGGTCAGGGTCTGGATTCTCAGCGACGTTTAGCCAAGGAATCGGACGCAGACGACGCCACATAGCATCATCGTTAATGATAGGGCGGTGGTTAGTGGTGACCCACAGCTTACCCTGAGCCTTGAACGTGAATGGTTCTCCACCTGGATTACGACCGCTAAGAGTAGATGAGCCAGTAAGAGCTTTAACCTGGTTTTCGTTAATACGCTCAGACTCTGGAAGTTCGTCAACCCAAATCATTCGCTTACCACGAAGAGCAGCCATATAGTATTCACTCGAAGACTTAACGTTTCCATTATTGGCGGCAAGCTCCTGAGACGGGAGAGCACCAGCATACTGCTCTGAACCTAGTGCCTCAAAGATAGTCTCAACAAATGTGTTCTTACCGGAACCCGCTGGACCATAAACAAGGAACATAACATCCTGATTACTGAGACCAGTTAGCGTATAACCAACTGCTCGCTGAACCCAGTCCTGAAGTTCTTTATCTCCACCAGTTGCAAAGTTGATGAATTGCTCCCAGCGAGTATTACGAAGACCTGGAGTATAGCTAACAGGGGTTCGCTTTGTAATGTGTAGATCTGGACGACCACGCATTAGCTCGCCAGTCTTAAGATCAATTACACCATTGCCAACACCAAGCAGCTGAGGGTTGCCGTCCCACTGCTCGATCTCGACACCGATTCGCTTATCAGATACAGAGCTTTCGATCATTGTTTTAATCTTGGCGTTTGACTTGGCTTGGTTAGCCCATTTAACTAGTTCAATCTTCTTCTGATCATCGCCAGCACCATAGTTTGAAACTTCACTAGCGATAATAGGAGAAATCTTCTTGGCTAGTTCACGCATCTCTAGTTCTTCAGAGTCCGGCTTCCAATATTGACCATCCCAGTGGAACCAACCTAGACCGACGGTATAGCGAATAGCGTTACCGAATGCATCAACCAGACGACGACCATTACCAGTATCAGTTAAGGTGCGATATCCAGGGCGTCCACCATCTTCAGGACGCTCAGCATCCGGGTCGTCCGGAATGTCTAGGTTTCCGTGGCTTGAAGCCTCGCTAATTGACATACCGCTCTCAACAAGAGCTGCAACTGAAGAACCAACCTGGTTATTAGTAGTAGTTTCCTCCTGAGAGCGTTCAGCCCACTGCTGACCCTGCTCCCAGCTAGATAGCCCAGGCCACATGCGGTCAGTCTTTGGGCTAGAGGCCACGAAGTCGATCGCACGGTGCGTGTGCATGAGAAGTGAATTGGCACCCTCCAACTCCATAGGCGGGCGAACCATCTCGTGGTTGAAACGAATCATCATAGATTCGATCATTAATCGAGAATCCGAGGTGGTGCCAAATTTATTTGCCAGAGCACAGGCTAGTCGATAAACTTCGACTGCTCGGTGGCCCTCGTCAATTCCTTCTTCAAGAACCTTTTGAACGTCTACACGCTCTCCAGCAAACTCAAGTTCGCTAATCCAGTCCCAGCTGCCGTCCTTGTAGGAGCTAGTGCTGCCATTCTGGCGGAGAGCCTTGGCACGTAGAACAGATAGTAGTTCTTCAGGAGCGTCTGCAATCTCCATTTCCCATGGAGCGTGTCCTGGCTTCCAGTCATATGTAGTACCAGAAAAGTGACGCGACGGAGTAATAAGAATGTATCCGTTGTGCTTGATGTCGATACCCTTTAGGCCCTCTTTGGAGAGATTGCCTAGGAACTTCTCGTTCGGGTCGCAACGATAGAGCATGTGACGTCCTCGGACTACTTTGCCTTTTACGTTGTACTCACCAGTAATAGCCTCAACGGTTGGAGGTAGGTTCCCCTCGGCACGCTGTTCAAGAATGTCAAACGAGTCATCACCACCAGAGCGTGGGTCAATATCGATTGCAAAAAATCCAGACGGCTTACAGAAGACACCGATGTTGTAGTCAGGGTTCTGGTTCCACCAGATACCGACCTGAGTCAAATCAGAAGAGGCCTCTGTGTTCCAGTTGTTTAGGGCTGGGTGCTTTCCGATGTCCTTGGAATCGCCATGCGGCTTACCACAGGTGCATCGACCATCTTCTGTAATTCCGTGAACAGGTAAAAGTACCCATCCGTTATTCGCGTACCAGTCGGCTCCTTTAGAGAGTCGCCCGTTGCCTGCAGACTCCCAAGTGCTCACTCGGCCACCGCCAAATCGTCTTTAATCATTTTTCTCTCCATGAGGTAATGCAAACAGCCTACACCTGAATGAGAGTGGACTGCAAGCCAAATCGTAAAATTAGTGGCAAATGCCTAAAAACTTACTGGCGGCTCGAACTAACAGCCCGTCAAATAAGGACGACCCTAGTAGGGTAAAATAGAGAAAGCAAACCTAATTGCTTCCCGGAACTTCTATTATAGGCCATGACTACTGAACTTATTTTTACAATTGCAGCTGTTATAACAGCTCTTGGAGTCATCTTTGGTGGCGTCTATTCAACCTACCGCGTTGTATCCCGCATCGGGGCAGCCCTGGGAACAGACAGCAAAGGTCGCACTCTAGCGGATAGACTTGACAGAGTCGAGCACCAGCTTTGGGAAAACGGCGGAAGTTCACTAGCCGATAGAGTCAACAATATTGAAACTCACGTGGTAAAATCTACAGCAGAGATAGAACTAATTAAACAGTTGATGACTGGACAGGTTCAAGCAGAACAGGTAGCACCAATCAAACCAGTTAGAAAAAGAAAAGCTAGCTAAAAATAATTTAAAATAGCACTATACTTAATGACAACAAAGACGTAAGGAGTATCATGTCGCTTTCTGACAAACTAAGTTCCGCTAAAACATCTTCAATCGTGAAGCTCTGCAAGATCGGAAACCTTTTAGTACTTTCGGACCTATCCGAAAAAGACAAGCAGAATCTTAAAGAAGTATTAGTAACAAACCCATCCGATTCTTCATTCATTTCAAACTCCGCACTAGGCCGAATTCTACGCGAAGAGGGGTATGATATTAGTAACAGTGCTGTAGATCGTCACCGCCGTGGCGACTGCCCCTGCAATCGAGTAGGTAAGTAACCATGGGTCTATCAGATCGTCTAGCAGACTTAGCCAGCCCTGGCAAACAGGGCTCCGACATCAAGAATCTAAACACACCAGAATCTTGGCGTCCACGCATGGATGTTGACGATGCTTCTGGTGGCTTTATTATTTCTGAGCCACGTACCCCAGGGCAGCCTCAGGATGCCCGACAAATTCTTGAAGACTTTGACCTCAATCCAGATGACTGGAACGTTACCTCTATTCGCCGAGGCAAGTGGCAGAAGTATGACGGCGAATATCTAGAGTCACTACGCGTCAACGTTGTCCCAAACCGAGTCGCATACGAAGACCGCCTAGATGCAGAAAAACTTATTGATGAAATCAAGAAGTGGCGTCCAGAGCGTGGCGTTAAAGCAGCTACTGGAAACGGATCTTTTGCCGCATTCCCAGCCGACCAGCAGATTGGTAAGAAGGCTGGAGGTCAGGGAACCCAGCAGTCAATCGACCGGATCCTACTCCTAACTGATAAGGCAGTCCAACGTTATAAGGGCTACCAGAAGATGGGCCTCAACCTGGGAACCATCACTCTTGGTCTTCCAGGAGACCACGTTGAAGGTACAACATCTCAGGGTGGACGCCTACAGGGTCAGGCAGCCTCAGACCTAGGTATTACTGAACAGGTACGCGTAGCTCGTCGACTTCTTATGGCTCAGATCAAAGCCCTATCTCCACTCGCTGAGAACATGGTTGTTCCGGTTATCAACGGAAACCATGATGAAGCCGGACGCTTTGTGGCCACAGACCCAGCCGATGGTTGGAACACCGAGATTGCTTCAGCAGTCCAGGATGCCTGTGCTGAGAACCCTGCTCTTCAGCACATCCAATTCCGATTCCCATCATCAGGCCACCAGACATTGGTAACTGAGATCTGTGGCGTTCACCTAGGTATGTTCCACGGACACCAAGCCAACCAGAACAACGTAATGAAGTACCTATCAGGACAGGCTGCAGGTCAGACCGCACTGGGTCTCGCAGACATCTGGGTCTCAGGACACTTCCACAACTTCCGCACAATGGACATTGGTGACCGACTATGGTGCCAGTGCCCAACCACCGACCCAGGCTCGGAATGGTTCCGCGACCGTGCAGGTTTGGAATCAAAGCCAGGACTTCTAACAATGGTCTTCGGTGGAGACTTCGACCCACGAGAGTTTATCAGCGTCATTCCAGTTAAGTAATGAAAACCAGCAAAAGCTACATAGTCACATGGGATCAACTTCTATATAACGCAATAGATATAGATGCTCAGCTGTCTGCTGCCAAGATTGACTACTTAGTTTTTGATGTAACTACTTCCCCGGCCGAACGGCCAAACTGGATAGCAGCAGAAAAAGTCCGCTACTACGGACACTTCTACAATTCTCTTTTAGATTTTTCTAAAACTGACCACGACATTTTTATCTTCAATGCTGGCGACGCCATCTGTGAAAATCAAGCAGAGGCTGTGCGGAGAATCGAAGACATGATGGACCTTGATGAAGACGTGTGGCTAATGTCTCCTAGGATGGAGGGGGACGGCACGGACGGGATGGGCTCTCTAATTACGATGTCCAAAAAACATCCAGACATGGGCCTATCTACTTTTATAAATGGAATCTACATAGCTCTCAGGAGAGAGCCAGCCCTATTCATTCTTGAGTATTACAACTGGCTTTTTAAAAATAAGCACATGGACTTTTATGAAATGACTACCGGACACTGTTTAGATACCGTGTACTCCACCTGGGTTCTGTACAACAATAAAAAAATCTACAGGGACTGGAATTTTTGGATGAAAACAATTCCAGGAACCAGTTACAACATCGCTAAAACTGAAAAAGAGTGCGGCCACATCAAACGAACATTTAAGTACTTCGTAGAAAGTCTTGGCTACAACTCAGACACAGTGCAGCGAATCTATGACGCCATCTCAGATAAAGATTTAAATTTCAGGTCTACCGAATACCCAGTTGTAAAAGCCTATCCGAACTTGATCCATGAAAACTATTTGGAGTACTGATGACTAGACCAATTATCTACACCGGAGGGACTTTTGATTTGCCACACCCAGGACACTACCGCCTACTAAAAAGAGCAGCCGATATAGGTGAAGTTGTCGTTGGTCTAAATACGGACGAGTTTATTGCAAAGTACAAAGGTAGACCGCCAGTACTCAGCTACTCAGAGCGAGAAGAGATCCTACTAGCGTGTAAGTGGGTAGACAGAGTTGTCCCAAATATTGGCGGAGCGGACTCCACCATCGCAATCGATCTGGTAGAGCCTGACTACATAATTATCGGCTCAGACTGGGCACGCAAAGACTACTACGCTCAGATGGGATTTGACCAGGATTGGTTAGATAGCCGTGGAATCGGGATGATTTACGTTCCATACACCAGCGGCATTAGCACAACCGAAATCAAAAAGAGAATTAACTAAGACTTCTTTTTACGAGATTCCTGAGAATGGAATGCCTCAACAGCATTAGCACTAGTTCGACTCTGCCAACTAAACTCACAGGCAGTACACTCGACTACCTTCATAGTCGACCATCGACCGCCATTCGGTCGACTAATAGTTTTAGTAATTAGAGCATCAGTCTTTGCTTTGCAGTACGGGCAAAGCGGGAATCGGTTATGACGCATTTCTTGACCCTCCCAGTTAACGGAGAGCGTGCGTCTAATCTCTTTATAGTTCAGGCCACCCCAAACACCCCAAACCTGCTTGGTCTCAAGTGCCCACTGCAAGCACTCTTTCCTGACAGGACAAGAGTCGCAGATCTTCAAAGCTTTAAATTGCTGAGAAGGTTTATTCGCAAAAAAACTTTTGACATGTTCGTCGTGCTGCGGCTTGGCACACTCAGCATCTTCATGCCAATCTTGATGTTCAATCAATTTCTATAATCTCCACCCAGGTGACCGGGACAACCTCTTCCAAAGATTCACCGGACTCGGTGACTCCATCTTTATCGCAGAAAGATTGATACTCGGCACTAAAGCTCACGTAGCCGTGCCCGTTAGTTGCACCATCTATGAGAGAGAAGCCGTGGCCAAGTGAGGACACAATTCCTTCTCTTTGTAGGGTGGACGCTAATGCACGCCTAACGACATCTTCATCAATGTCGATATGCTCTTCAGTGTAGAGTATAAGAGAATCAGAACTGGTATTAGGGTGGTTGATACCGTCCCAGATAAACCAAAGGGACTCACCAATTCTGGAATCTTTCATAAGAAAAATTCTATCTTGTCGAGTCCCTCGGGGGTGAGTAAACTTACCCGTAAATTACAAAATTATACAGGCCAGATATACTCGTAGGTTTCTGGTTTGTAGCCACGATCTTCGGGCCAGCCGAACTGAGAGTACCATTCGTAGTCCTTGTTGAGCAGTGCAACTCGGTGGCTAGAGGCAATCTCCTTAAACTGCTCCTGATTGGATATCCAGTAAGGATTAGACGAAGCCTCGGTAATAATTCCTAGTTGCACGGCACGAATAATGGTTGCTTTAGCTTTGTCGCCAATAGTGGACTTGTAGCCTCGACGCTTCCACTCTGCTACCATCTCTTCAATGTATAGATACAAGGCCATCTCGTGACCACGCCACATCTTGACAGCTGGGTGATTTACCCAGCCCTTAGGGACGCGGTGATTACCTTGTGGGTCAAGCTCAAGCAGAGTCATAAGAATCTGCCAACCCTCTAGGGCCTGCTTGTTGAGACGCTGTCGGTCTAAGACCTGGGCGATAGACGTAAAGCTAGTTGTTTCAGGTACAAATGTTTGCATGTTGTAACTCTAAACTATCTTTATTTATTTGTCAAATACGAGGAGTGTGAATTGAATTATTTTTTAGCTGAGCGTGTGCAGTAACTAAATACTTGCCCTCAGTTTCAGCATCCTTGACCTTTAGTTCAATAGACACCTTGTCATCAACTTCAGGCACCGTGATCTTTAGAAACTTAGCAATCTTCATAGAAGCCTCTAACTGAGCCTCATAGTAGTCATCTACTTCGTATTCAAGTTCAAATGATGTACGCATAGTTACTTGATTCGCTTCTCTAGTTTGTACGGGGAGTAGTGGGTTCCTTCAAGCACTGGCTCTTTACCGTCAGTTGACTTGAAGATAACATCACCATAGCGAATAGCAACTACACGACCACGACGCCCATTGTGGGAAACTCCAACGCTGTCAGAGAAGGCATTAGCAAGTACGCGAACTTCATCGCCAACTACTAGCTGACCAGGAAGTGCCGGGATCCAAACTTCGTTGCTTGCAACCTCTGGCTGAACCAAAACAGTTCCTAGAGCCAACTTGCTAAACATTTGGATAGCTTCCTGAGCACTCTTTTC